CGCCGGTGGCAAAACGGGACCGCTTAACGGTCCGAATTTGCCTCGTCCCTTTGCCAGCCCGGGAGGGGCCCGGGCCAGAAAGTTGTTGTTTATTGCTTGAGCGCAAGAAATTTTAGTGCTTGAACGCACGGGGTTTAGACACGACCTAATGTATGAGGCATGGCCCAACGGCTGCGAGCGCCGAAGTCCAGAACAGAGACAGGGTCGAGCAAGCTCCGGAAGCGTTGTTCGCCGTTGTCCCTGTAGAAGGAAGCTACTGGAGCCTCATAGGTAGTAGAAGAAACACCCAAATTTTGATGAAGACGGTGCGCAACCGCTCCGCCTAAAGAATGGCCTACCACACGAGTGACTGCGCCGGTCTGTATAAGGCGCGCTGCTGTGCGGTATCTGCCAGTAGATTCCCCCCCGTCTAGCGGTAGCCGAACATCAGATACAACATCAGATAACGTTTTAGTTCCCGCTATGTAAAGGGTGTGCCCACGTAAGGCCAGGTCAGTAGGAGAGGCGTAAGCCTCAGACAGGCCTTGAACGTCGGCGCGGTAAGAACTGACGGGGGGGGGAGACCGTCAAGAAGTAAGAACCCGGTAGCCACTGGTGGAGGTGGCAGACAAGGCAAAATTCATGTCCTGGTGGACCGTCGAACGCTGCTCCGAGGTAAGACCGGAGTTGGCTGGTACATTCGTCAGATGATGGGACCAACTAGGAAGGACACACTGAATGCCAACTTGCGTAGAAATTTCCAGAGAAATGGGACGCTCATAGCCCTGAGACGGCGTGAGCACGTCTGTGATCATAAAGTGCAGATACTGGAAAGGTGTACCGCTAAGCTGGAAAGTGTTCTTATCCATATAGGTGGACCCAGGGGGAGGGATCATGAAAGGCCATGGGGTACCGAAATCATGCGAAGATGAGTCTTCCATAGGAGAAAGAAAATGAAACCTATGAATCCCACCTGCCATTTTGTAGCGTTTGATACGCCCCCCCACATATTCCGACTTCGCTTCCAGCCTGGACGAGCTGATGTAGCTGTTAGTGTCCAAAGAGGATACCGTCTGCACCAACAAAGTGAGTGTTGTGCTAGGCGGGACGTTGAACTCTAGGAGCACAACACCACCTAGTACCCTACCGAGCGCAGAAAGAAGCACTGGCGGATCCGTTGTGGTGTAAGCAGCTGGCTGGACCAGCGTAGCAGTGCTAGAAACGGGGAGCGCTGCAGTCTGAAAAGAAGTCGCCCAGTTGGCGTCGCCAAGTTTTGTTCCTGAAGAATCAGCGGTAACAATTTTGTCATTGACCCACATTCCTTGGGAGCCAACCCAACCGGGCCTGGTGAGCAATGAACCAGCACTCCAGTAAGGAGCGAGGCTAGCCCAAGTGGCGGGGTAGCTAGAGGGAAAGGGGTCGGCAGACAAAAGATAAAGATGATTGGTAGAAAACGAAGGCACGAATAGGAAAGACGCTCCCAGGTCAGTTATCCCTGAAGGCAACGAAACCCGGTTGGTCGTCCTGTAAACGTCCATACGCGTGCGATGAGGGTGCTTGGAAGGAGTGCGCAGTAACATCTGCGCCCGGGCGAGAGCGCTCTCGCGCGGCGGAGCTCGCGGAGCGGGTAAGCGGCCGTTGGGAACGGACTGCCTGGTGGCCGGAGCCTGCCGGGCTCTGCGCGTCGGCTTCTTCTTCTTCGCGGGCGCCTTGGTCCCGTTGGAGGCCCGAGAGCTCTGGCGGCTGGCCGAGCGTCGCGAGCTCCGAGAGGAACCGCGCGAAGCAGAGCGGGAGGTCCGGACTTTGAACCGCGGCTTCGCCTTGTTCCCGCGCCCGGAGTTGGAACCAACGGCGGAACGCCTCCGCTGAGCCAACATAAGGTACGAAGGTATGCTTAAATACAGGCTCCCAAGCAGTCTGCCAAAGTCCTAAAGACGTGGCCCACCGTCTGAAGCCCGACAGCAAATCGGAGGAAGGGGAGTGGGGGGAGAGTTTGGTGTCCTGCGATGTGGATGTCATCGTCTGATTGGACAATTTTAATGCCGGAGGGTGGCAGGGCTCCACGGACTTTAGGAGTCGCCGCTGGTCTGCGGTGCTAGGCCAAGTCCGAAACCCCATGAAGAGTGGGGTCGGCCTCTGGCACATCGTCCACCGCAAACAGTTCCTTCGCAACGTTCACAAACAAAGCGTCCGCCTCTGGATTGTTGCGCAAGACGAAGCGCATACCTGCCATCGCGTCACGAAGCGTCGGAGAAGAAGAAGAATATTTGAGGTCCAAGTGCGCTAGCATCTTCGTCACGTTGTCGTAAAGCGCAACCCACCCCGCATCTGTTTTGAAGAATTTATGCGAGGTGAAATCGATGGGGCCACAAGCGAGCCCCACCGATTCTGAACCTTCCTTCACCACTACTCCCATCGAACGCAATAGCTCACTGCACGGGCGCTGTGTGGAAAGAGCATCGTCCCCCGACGCCGCCGCGTCACCTGCACCCGCCCACAACAACAAAATGATCCTTATGAGCGTGTTGGTTGCACTGGTGCTGGGCGTGCCAGAAGCCATGGCGCCATAGATGAGCTGTTCCCAAAGGAACCCGCCCACCGAGATGACGTGCGCAGTCGAGACGGCCGCGACAGCGAAGAGTAAAACGTCGTCTAGCAAACAACGCTTCACCCTAGAGCGGGCGCGGGCCTCCGCGTCAGCATAATATGCGTCACGTGAGACCGTGAGGTCCCAGCCACTGGCATCGGAGGAATACAACTTTCGAGCGCCTGGAGGGGAAGTGGTGGTGTTGGGTGCTTGCCACTGCGTGTGGCAGACCGGCACCCCATCAAAGCGCGGAGCGCCTATGTCCGAAGTCAACTGGGAGCCGACCGTGTACGTGACAGGCGGCGCGGAAGGGTCGGTCATGCGCTCGAAAGTCGCACCCAACCGTTGGACTCCGTCGTCATCGTGTCCTAAACCAACCAAGGCGGGCGAGGGAGCACCGGAGCTATACTTTTCTATATTAGCCTTGTTTTGACTCCGATTACTCATCGACTCGGCCACGGCATCGACGATACTGACGTTCCAGATGAGACGCCAACGACGTCGGGCGGCCTTGCGACCAGAATGAGCCTCGTCCTTGACGAAAATCTCCTTGGGGTCTGCCAATCCGAGCTTTACAATGTCGCGGGCCCTCAAGTGGTGGATGCGGCTCGAAACTGCCGTTCTCATGAGCATTCGCGCGCGTACAAGATAGCCGAGAAGTTCAAGGCCCTCACCCGAGGTCCATTGATCCTTCTGGCCGGGGCGAAAGCGCGCGCTCCAGCCGGTAGACTTGTCACTCTCCATCTCACCCACGATCCTGTTGAGGTGGGCGTCGAAACTGTCTTCGGTTATACCGCGAGTGGCAGGCAAAGTGCGAAGGAACTCCTCCCATATTTTATGATGGGTGGGCTGACGCCACGCCTGGTCCAAATTGCCTGGAGAGACATCGGCCACCTGGCCGCGAAGACTACGCAGAATGTCGTCAGCCGTGTTTGGTGGCAAGACATATGAAGCAAAATCAGAGCACTTGGAGCCCCCATACTTCAGCACGAGGTTCGCGGCACGTTGTGACACCTTCTGAGGTGTTTGACGAGGGGGTTTGCCAGAGAGAGTGGTGCAAACGCCAGAGCGTTCGAAGTGTGGGCGACCGTCTTTGTTGAAAATGAACATATCGGCGTCGCTGGTGGGGTTGACCTTGTTATTGAGCATGTGGACGATGGCCTCAGTCTCGTCGGACCACGCTACCTTCCCACTTTCCAAGTAGGCACGGAATGTCTGCATTGCCTCGAGCTTCAGGACCTCCTCAGCGTTCAAACCCAAGCAAGCTTCCAAAGACTCCCAATTGCCGTTCTTAAGCCAGTCAACGATCTTCTCTTTGTCCAGTCTTGAAAGCGTGGGCTTGTCCGGAAATGGCTTGTAAGGCGAAGTTTCTCCTTTGGTCCTAGCCCAAGTCCGAGGTCCGTGACAACTGTTGACCATCAGCTTGCGCGGGTCCAAGCCGCGTCGCCGTTCGTTGGCTTCGTCCAGATGGTGAACAGGCATCTCAGTAGACAAACAGGTCGCCAGGGTGTTCCTGGCGCCTTGCCCGTGTCTCCTGCAATGAGGATAAGGGCACTGGCCCTCACACTGACCATGCCTGGAGAGCCCGCCGCCATGCTGATGTGCATAACGCCCACCACACGCGTGGCATGTATGAACGTGGCGCAGCGGGACGAGATTGGCGTTGATGTTCTCTGAAACTTGGTAAAGGGTCTCGGAGTGCCGCCCAGTGTCGACGAGCACCCTGCCGAACTGGTCAGCGTCTAAGTGATCAGGGTGAACACCTGGCAAGTACTCCCTGGCGGTGAGGTCCCAGCGCTTCAGGGCAAGGTCGGAAACTGAATAGCCATAAGTGCGGTACGGGATGTTCTTCTCGCGATGCTCAGAATAGGGATCGTCTTCATCATCCTCCAAATGTGCGGCAAAGTGAGAGCGGCGAGGAGGAAGAATGCTGAACGCGCCACCTGGAGGAGCGAGCCCCATGGGAGTGGTTTGTGGTTGAACGTTGCGGGGGTCGTGGCGGCGGCGGCCACGGACACGCTGGTGCATGTCTGGGAGTGCCGGGCTGGAAGAACGCGCCCTGGGCTTGGCCAAACCTGGCGGGGCACGGCCGCCGCGAGGGCGGTAGCGCCGGTAAGCGAGGCGACGGCGCGTCTCGGCCTCCACCTGAATGAAGGCGCGCGCAGCTTCCATGGCAGGGTGTTCCTGTGGTAGCTCCAAGTCCTCGAGTGGAGGCGCAGGGGCGTCGTCTGAAGGATCCGGCTCGCAGGGAGGAATGGATATGCGCTCAAGTCCCAAACCGTCGGGCGTGGCAACGAGCTCGAAAGCCGGTGAAGTCAATAGATACACCCAAGGCGTGGGAAGTGGATTGTTCTGAGGCCAAGGGTAATTCATGTGGAACAAATAGGCGTGATCGCGCAAGATACGCATCGCTTTGAGAAACCGCGCGGTAGAAAGAGGCTCCTTGGAGCTCGACAAAGTCTTGAGAAAGCGCGGATCGACGGCAACGCCATAAGGGCTTTGATGCACGTACGGAGAGAAAGCGGGGTGATCGGCCTTGTCCACGCAAAGCTGCGCAAGGCGGAACAGGTGTGCGGCATCGATCCGAGGATCTGACGCGCCCGCGACGAGCAGGGAAGGGGATTGCTTGTCCTTGGCCAACTCGAGAATTTCTTGAAAGGCCTCTTCCGTCATGGACTCAGGCACAAGAGAGCGACGGTGGACACCCCAAAATGGATCGGGTCCATCGTCATCCTCCAGATCCGCCCAGTCACCTGAAACAAGCTTTCCGTTGACAAGAATGGCCCTGTTCTTTCGGCCGCGGGCGTCCTCGACCAAAGACTGTTCAAGCCTGGTGCGAGAGTCTGTGCCACGAGCAAATTCTGTAGGATCTTGCTCGTTTCCGCCCACCTTTCTAGCCGCGTG